ACATGAAGATTATTTTTAAATGTATAGCCGGATGGGTTATTACTCTTGTAGTGGTTGGTAGTACCACGGCCTTAATTACGGCTCAAGGCGCATATACACCAGAAGTAGGACAAAATTGCTAATGAATTAAATTAAATTGATTTTAATTAAAGTCAAGATATTATTCTATTAAAATAAAATGCTACGATTTATTATCAGACGAACATTAACAACGTGTACGAAAGACAATTCCCAGCATGTGGGGTTAGCAGTAGCAAATGCAAATAATATTTTAACTGAAAAAAAAGAACTAGATGTGGATGAAGATAATGAATATGAAGATATGTTTGTCAAAACTGCTTTTCAAAATATGGAATGGGGTGGTCCTTTGCGGGGCGGTAGGTTGCCAGAGCCTACCAGATTCGGCGATTGGGAGAGAAAAGGGAGGTGTACGGATTATTAACTTTTCCAAGCTCGACTGAATTTGACCTCTCCTTTTTTATATTTTTTTATGTAGATTCTGGGTCGTGCTCTAACCTTTGTTCGTTGGTAAGTTTCATAATCTATTGTTGTACTTTTATGAAAATAACATATGAAATCATAATATATTTCATATAAATATGTTATATCACAACATATAATGTTACAACACATAATATTATATAGGCTTAAAAAAAATACTAGTAACAATAAATATGACAGGCTTTTTATTCGATGATTGTCAGTTTTATATCCCTAAAACTAATATGGAAAGCGACTACGAAGTGCCTCTTAGAGACCCTAGCGAGAATCGTGTAGGTGGGTGTCTAAGTAACATTTTTTCTTGTTTTTCTTTTTGTGTTCCAACACAAGAAGATTCTGATAATGCTAGGACATATGATATGTATGTAAGAGCACTAATCGACGAAGAACACACCTTTTATGCAAGAGACTATGCTAACTGGAGCGATCTTGGCGATCATGACGATTTCCACTATGAGGACGATGACGATGAATCCAGCCCAGAAGAAATATTCTAAATTGAATTAAATTAAATACAAATTGACAATATTCGTTAATAAATGAATATTGTCAAATATACCGATGAATTCGAAAGATTAAACGAAGTTATAATACGAATAATGATGTGTTTTTGTGTAATAATTTTTATTATAATAATTCAATGCTTTTAGAGGCAAATAAGGGTGTATTATTTACTACTTCTAATACTATAACTATTATAGACGTAATCATGGCTAGACGACCATGATTTAATTCAAAATTGTTTAATGTATCTTCTGTGAAAAAAGATAAATCATTTCTTATACCTAATCCAAAGTCTCCAGGTTGATATTCTGGGTCAAGTTTAAAAGCGTTTGTATGATTTAAAAATGGATTCTCCCAACCACGCAATAGAGTGTTGAATTCACCTAATCCTATTAATGTTACTATTAGGATTTTTAGTTCTAATGGAGCATTCGTAATATGATATGTCGCAGGATAATGTGTATAACTTTCTATTAAAGGCATGCTAATCAGCGATATCATACTCCATCTGCTATGTTTTAATTCTGCTTCACGCATAAAAGCTAGATGTCCTACTTCTAAGGATTTAGACAACTCCAATGGATCCCAAAAACCAAGAGGGCGTGTCGCGCCACTAAACAAAAAACCTGAACTTAAGGGTAATAAAAAATACAATAAACGCATAACCAATGTTAAAATTTGCAATATTATTTTTATATGTATTTTTTATAAATTAAATTGAAAGTAATTTAATGTATATAATATAAATAAAAGACGATGCAGTTCATTAAGATTATCATTATGCTAATTACCATTACCGTTACCGATGCTATGAATATGATTCAGACACGTGGTTTTTCCCGTTATCGCAATTCTCTTCTCCTAAATTTGAATGAGCAACTTATGAATTGTCCTATTCTAGCACATCTAGAGAATAGGCAGAAGAGGGCAGATGACATTAAAATTATCAACAATAATAACGCCGTATTTGAGGATGTTATTCTTGAAATGCTTACACAGGAAGGCGAGGTTCCTATCATTGATTAAGTTCGTCATACAAAGTTTTATTGAAAGATGGAATCATATAATAAATTATTTTAATAGATTTTATACAGTTTTTAATTGCTTGTAAATATCCGCTTGCTACTGCAGCTTTTTTTATTTTTTTGTTTTGAACGGTCTCGCATTCTGGTAAAGGACTGTCTTCATAATGCATTATATGAAGAGTGTTACCTATATACTGCATTCTTATGTACTCACCATATAAAAAGGCATTTGAAAGATGCAAATACAAAAATGCCAACATTAAATATAGTTTCATTAATTATATTTAATGTTATATCTTTAGATGCCTTACGCGTTTAGATTATCCCACATACTTCCTACGAAATTTAGATTATCTTTGAAATAGAACACCGAATCCAAATCATCAAATATCATGTTTTTATAAATAAAAGTACAATCCTTTATTTTAACGTCGATCAATATAGGATTAATCAAAGTATTATCATAATAAACCTTGTCTAAAATCCCATTTTTATAAAAGATGTTATCCGTAAATTCCAGTAACTCGTCAGATAATCGGTTAGGGTAAATACCATTCTTAGAAAAATTCAAATTAAAATATATGTCAGATAAATATGATTTACAAAATATATTAAATATATCATGGTCGTTCTTATTGAAAACCAGTTTCTTCAAATATTCGGTTTTCTTAAATAAGGATACTGGATCCATAGATGGACCATCTGTCATGTAATCCAATATAAGCGTACCCTTCGTTCCAGACGAATCCATAACATATGTGTTTAATTCACACCTTATTATATTATTATCGGTCATAAAAATAGGGCTGGATGAGTTATAAATGTTAACACTCAAATAGTATTCTGGGGAAGAATCCTCATACATCTGTATGGGAACTATCGTAAGCGAATCATTAAAAGTGTTAATATACGAGTTAAGATTATGTATTTGATGTTCGTTTAACTTAAAATTGGCGTATGTGCTATGTGGTTTTATGTCTATAGGAAGATACAATCTGTTGTTGGTTAACGGATTGTTCATCATACTTGGCATTGTAAAGGCGACAGTTTTGTATAATGTTTTCAATATAAATTTGGGATTGATAATCATATATCTATTAATACGATAACCTTTTAAATACCATTTTCTCCTACAAATTTGAAAAGAATCTGACATCTTTTTTTTCGCTTTGCTACACTGCTATATTGGGGTAAAATAGTCAATATAGGTGCAGGTCTCTTGTCTCTGTATGATTTGCACGATTTTTTATGAAAACATGAGAAAATTTTACACATTTATATATATATCTTTTCATTAATTTAAAAATTTATGTCTAAATAGTGTATGAGGACATTATCTAATAAAATAATAAATAATCTGGTTAATAATAGCACTTTAAAAAATATAGGCTTCAAAGAGAATAAAAAATGGAACTGGAAATCTAATCAGCAGCTATTGAATGCGGTCATCAATTGCAGGGAAGAATTAAAAGAAAGAAAGATAGATGTTGGAGATAGAGTAGCATATAAAGGTAAAAATTCGGTTAATTGGATAGCATGGAACTTGGCTACCAACTCATTGGGTGCCGCTTGGGTGCCTATGTACGGCGATCAATCCAAAAAATACAGCGATTTTATTATTAAAGATTGTAGTCCAAAAGTATTAATACAAGACGGCAAAGAAAAGCATGATAACACCGAGGTAATCTCTAATGATATTAACTATGACGAAACCTTGGGCAAGGATATAAATTTTGCAAATCCGGCAAATGGTCTAGCCAGTTTGATTTACACATCCGGAACTACGGGTAACCCTAAAGGTGTTATGCTTACAAATGAGAATATATTATCTAATATCGAGAGTGTAAGAATAATGTTTTGCGATCTGGAGAAAACTAGGTCACTGAATATACTGCCTTGGGCACACATATACAGTCAAACATGTGAATTGTATTACAATTTACTTTATAACAATTCGTTGGCGATTTGCAGTGATAAGAGCGAATTTTTAAACGAATTAAAAGAAGTAAAGCCAGAAGCCTTATATTTGGTACCGAGGGTATTAGAGCTTATTAAAGAGAGGACACAAATGATCGACAAACCAGTTATAAGAAGTGTATTACCGCTAATACTGTCTAGGGTTTTTGGTGGGAATTTGAAATTTATATTTTCAGGTGGAGCCAAGTTAAATGCGGATACAAAGCGCTATTATGAAAACAATGGTATAAAGATATGCGAAGGTTACGGATGCACGGAGACGTCGCCTATGGTTAGTGTAAACCATTTTGAGAGTCCAAGAAACGTCGAATCTGCAGGTAAGATACTAGATAATGTGCGTGTGGAAATAGTTAATGATGAAATACAGGTTAATGGACCGAATATTATGTCAGGATACTGGAACAATGAAAAGAAAACCAACGAAGTATTAATAAATAGAAATTACAGAAAGTGGTATAAAACCGGTGATTCGGGCAGAATCAAAGATGGGTTTTTATTTATAGATAGTAGAATAGCTAACAACTATAAATTATCGAATGGTAAGTTTGTTAATGTTGAAGAATTGGAGAATGATATAAAAAAGTACATAAGTGGTCCATTTATAGTATTCGGTGAAAATATGCCCTATAATAACATAATAAGCACAACAGATGTTGATATAAAAGTGATCAACGAAAACATTGATAGGTACTTAAAAATCAATAATAACTATAAAATTACCGTTGAGGAGTTCGAACGCTTCTACACACCAAAATTGAGCGTTAAAAGAAAGCAATTGGTTAATTATATACTAAACAATGATTGTTAACCCTCTATTTCATATTCGCCAACACTAATAACATCGTTATATAGTTCGGAATATTCTTCCGATTTTCTATCTAAACCGTCTAATTTCAATAATTTATCTAAACTACCTTCTAGGTAAACATCATTTAATATGGCCGATAAAACCTTGCTGTTGGATTTTAACTCCTTTATTAATTCTTTGTTTTCATCATATTTTTCATTTTTCTTTTGAATCATATGTTGTAATATAAAATTAAAAGGCAGATTGTTTATCACCCTATTAAAACAATCTATATTATCATTCAATAACTTATTTATCACGATTTGAGTTAGTTTTTCGCTGACATTGAAATGTTCTTCATAGATTTTGAC